TTCGCCGTCGGGGCTGCGTCGAAGGTCAGCTTGTCCTGCTTGCCGTTCCACTTGGTGCGCTCCGCCGCCGTGATGTGCGCTGTGGTGTCGCCCTCGTGGTCGTCAAGGTTGCCCTGCACCGCCGCCGCAGCGCCGGAGGCATCCGCCCCCACCATTTCCGGCGTGTAGTCGCCCTTCTGCGGCTTCACGATGCCGCCGCGCCCGTTGAAGCTGGTCACGCCGCCGCCCGCAATGGCCTGTGCGCTCTCGCACCAGTATTTGGCGTTGTTGCTGTCCTCGCCCTCGCGGGTGCCAGTGCCGCCCACCGCCCAGCTTTCGGCGGTCTTGCTGTTGGCTGCCACCTGTGTTGCGCTCTGTGCCGCCGCTGTGGCGCTTTCCTCTGCGTCTGCAGCAGCGCCTTCCGCCTTCGTCTGTGCACTCTGTGCCTTTGCCTGTGCGCTCACTGCGCCCGTCTTGGCGGTTTCCGCTGCGGTCTTGGCGCTCGCCGCCGTGCTGGCTGCCGTCTCTGCCGCCGCCTGTGCATCCTCCGCCGCGCTCTGTGCGCTTTCCGCTTTGCTGGCAGAGGCTGCCGCCGCCGTCTTACTGCTCGCCGCTGCGGTCTCGCTGGCCTTTGCGTTTGCCTCAGCGGTCTGCGCTGCGGTCTTGGCAGAGGTTGCCGTGCTGGCCGCCGTCTCTGCTGCTGTCTTGGCACTTCGCGCGTCTGTGGCGCTCTGCGCCGCCGCCGTTGCATTGGTTCCGCTGGTGGAGGCGTAGCCCTTTGCGCTGCTCTCCGCCGTCTGTGCCTCTCCCGCCGCGTCCGCTGCGGTCTTGGCGCTTGCTGCCGCCGCTGCGGCTTTCTCTGTTGCCGTAGCTGCGCCGCTCTTGGCTGCGGCTGCGTCTGCGCCGGTGGTCTGTGCTGCGGTCTCCGCCGCGCTCTGCGCTGCCTCCGCCGCCGTCTTGGCGCTCTGTGCCGCTGCCAGCGTCTGGCTCACCACATTGCCCTGCAGCTCGCTCAGGCTCAGCAGCTCCTGCCACTGCGTGTCGCTTTCGTATTTCCACTGCAGCTGCTGCGCGTCCTCGTCATATCGGATGACCACCGGCTCGCCGCCGTCGCCCTTCAGGCTCTTCAGCCATTCCTCCTCCGTCCCCTGAAAGCCGTGCTTCACGGCGATGCCGTAGGCGGTGATGTAATACCCGCGCCACTCGGTTCCGATCTTCGTGTTTCCGTACCCGCTCATACATATACCTCCTCGTGGGTATCTGCCGGACGGTAGTTGAGGGCAAACCAGCGCATGAACTCGCCGAAGAAGCTGTTGAACATCTGCATCGTGTTCTGGTACTTGTTGTACTCGCCGTTGGCAAAGTCGATCATGGCCGTCAGGTATGCCCAGTAGATTTTGTCGTGCGGCGGCTGCGCCAGCAGCTCCTTGTCCTTGTCCGCGTCGTACTGGTAGGTGATGATCTCCTCGCTCGCCCACAGTAAGACATCGGTCTGCACCAGCCCCTCACATTCGTTCAGCCACTTCGTCTTCGCCTCGTTCGAGAAGGCGTTGGGCTTGATCTCGTCTACATAGTCGATGACGCTCTTCAGTGTCGCCATTATCCGTCCTCCTTTCTTCGAAATGAAAAGCGGGGCAGCGGCCTGCGCCGCCGCCCCGTTCGGTCTGTGTTCTGATTAGCCGCCAGTCGAAGTGGCAATGAGCTGCGTGCCGCCGGTCACGCCGCCCACGGCATAGCCGCGCCAGTCGTTGAAACCGGCGATGAAGCGGGCGTAGCCCTTCCACACGTTGGCATCGTTGCCCGCCAGCTCGCTTCTGACCTCCAGCTGCACGCGGTCAAGCCACATGGCGCTGCCGTACTCGTCGTTGTACTTCTTGTCCAGCAGAATCCACGGAGCCGTGCCGGACGCGATGAACTGGTTCAGGTACGGCCATACCACCACATTCCAGCGACCGAAGTTGTAGTTGAAGCCGTTGTTGCTCGTGGCGGGGTCTTTGTCCGCGCCGATGGCCGCAAACACGTCTCTCTTCAGCTTGTAGTCGTTGGGGATGAGGATGGTGGTGGGAGCCACATCCAGCACCTCGTCGTTGTCGCCACGGAAGTCCTGCATCTTCGCCTCCATCGCCATCAGCGCGTCGTTGCTGAAGGCATCGGAGAACTGGTTGGACTGGTTGGCCTTGCCCAGCTTGCTGGGGTGGTTGGTGGCGAACAGGCACTTGCCGTCTGCGGTCTTCACATCGAAGGTCTTGCCGGAGAAGGTAGTCTCCGTCTTCTTCTGGATGGCCGCGCCGATGAGGGCAGCGCCGAACTTCTCGCGGGTGCGGTAATAGCTGGTGATGAAGCCTGCAGGCTGCTTCTTCAAATCCATCAGCTTTGCATCCTCCACGATCTCGCGGGACAGGGAGAAGCTGTTCTTCCACGTCATGTGTTCGAGGAACTTGGCAAAGCCCTCCTGCATACCGTCCACAGGGTAGTCGCCGTTCTCGCCTACCGGCTGGAAGCCGTCCATGGCCGTCATGGTGGAGAACTTCTCGCCCCAGTGGTTGCTGCTGCCCATGTTGAACAGCTCCGGCAGCATACTGGTCTGTTCAAATGCCTCGCCCCTCTTTTCAAGGAACATCTTGATCGGCTCCTGAGACTTGCCGAAAATGCTGTCCTGAAGGCCGGAGCCTTCGGTAAAAGTGATATTAGCCATTGTTCACTGTACTCCTTTCGTCGTTCTTAGAAGCGCACGCGGCACATGCTGCCGCTGGCGGTGCCGTCCATGTACACCACCTCTGCCACGCCCTTCGTGGTGGTGGCTGTGACCTGCAGGCCGTCCGTGTGCAGCGTCACCTTGTCGCCCAGATTGATGCTGGTGGCGGCTGCTGCAAAGGTGGTCTCCAGAATCATGTCCTTGCCCACGCGGACAACGGGGATGATGTCGCCCGCCGTGCAGGCGCTGTCCTTCTCGCACATGGAGATGTAGGTGGGTGCGGTCTCGCCGGTCGCCAGCGCCAGCTGGCCGTTGGTCTGCGTCAGCGCCATGCCCACCTTGGGGGTGATGGCGCTTGCGGGCAGGTATTCAATACCCGGCACGCGGTTGTCATCAGTGGAATAAATCTTGAAAGCCATTGTGCTTTTCTCCTTTCGCTTCGTCAGCCCTTTTTATGGCTGCGGTTGTAGTGTGCCTGTATCTCTGCATCCGTGGCACCCGGATTCAGCGCGCGGTACATCTCCTTCACTTCCGCCGGTACGCTCACCGCGCCCGTGCCTCGTTCCTTGGTCTGTCCCATGTGCTGCTTGCCCTGCAGGTTGTTGAGAGCTGCCTGTCTGGTGGCCGCCGCCGCGCTGCTGGTCAGAGCCTCGAAGTTCGCCAGCCGGTAGGCATCCACCAGCGTGTTGCCCTTCTTCACCAGCTCGTAGAACTTCGGATAGGTCTCCATGGCCGCAAGGTCTTTCAGTTCCCGGATGTTGGGGTTCAGCTTGCCGATCTCCTTCAGCTGCTCGTCCACCTTCACCCGCGCCTGCGCCTCGTTGGCCTCCTGCTGCGCCCGCTCCGCCGCCGCCTGTGCTTCCTTGGCCTGCTTCACTTCCGGCAGGTCGTTCACGAATGCGTCGAACTCTTCGTCGCTCATCCCGCTCTTCTTCAGCACGCGGGCTTTGCGCTCTGCATCGAAGCGCTGCCGGTACTCGTCGTACTCCGCCTTCGATGTGATGGGCTTCTTCGTGTACGGGTTCACCAGTCCGCTGTTTCGGAACGCCTCGTCGATGGTGCGCCTCGCTTCTTCCTGTGCGTCTGTGCGCGCCTTCTCCACGGCGGCATCCCGCTCCGCCTCCGCCTTGCGGCGTGCCGCTGCAAACGCGGCGTTCTGCTCCGGGGTCTGCTTGCCCGTCTCACTATGCTCTTCGCCGTCCTCCGCAGCTCCCTGCGGTTCTTCGGCGCTTGTGTCCTGCGTTTCTTCTTCGGCAGGGTCGGCGGCTTCCTGCTCTTCTGCGCCTTGCGCCTGTGTGGTCTCGTCCGTGGCAGGGTCGGCGATCTCCTGCTCTTTTCCGCCTTCGTCAATGCCAAACAGTGCGCCGTAGTCGATGTCCATGTGTTGTGCTCCTCTCTGGATTTTTGCGCTTTTCCTGCGGATGTGGGGCTTGCTTTGTCTGCGGGTCTTACTTGCTTTTGCTGCCTCTCAGGTCGTTGCCGGTCTTCACAGTGCTGTTGCCCTTCTTGTTGTCGCCGCTGAAGGGTGCCTTCACCACCTGCGCGCCTGTGTTCTTGATGCTGCCAGCGTAGGTCTTATCTGCCATCTCTGCGTCCTCCTTTCTTTCGTTGATGCTCCTTTGTGTCACGGTCGGCGGCGCGGGTGCCCCAATCCCGCGCCGCTTCCCGCTTCAGGAGGTCGGGCGATACCCGAATGATAGGGAAGTATCTATGTCAGACGGGAACATTCGCTCCCATGGTCTGCCCGGAATCACGCGCAGCGTCCTGCTGTGCTCTCTGGATAACGGCCTGTGCGGTCTGCATGTCCAGTCCGCCGTTCTGCTGCCGCTGCATTTGCATCTGCTGCTGCGCCATCTGCATCTGCATGGCCATCTGCTGCTGCAGCTGCTGCTTGTGCAGTTCCTCTTCGAGGTATGCCCGCGTCTCTCCGGCTCCCGGATAGTGCAGCAGCTCCATCTTCGTCCAGAACAGGATGAGTGTCTGAATCTGCGCCGGGTCTCCGAAGGCTCCGGTCTGCAGGTTCATGCGCGTTTCCTGCCACATGGCCTCGCGGTTGCTGGCCAGCGGGGCAGAGGTGTCGCAGCTGAACAGGAACTGATCGTTCCAGCACCACTCTCCCGCCGCGTCCTGTTCAAGAAAGTCGTAGCGGTTGAAGGTCTCATACTGCGCGTTGCCGTGGATGTCGTTGGACACCACCGGCCTCGGCTCGTCCGTGTAGGCCAGCTTGAACTTGAACATGGCCTCGAACAGCGCCGCATACGCCGCGTCCTTCATCACGCGCTTGCTCTCCAGTCTGCCAGCGCTCTGCGCCGCAGCGAACTCCTTGGCTTTGCCGCTGGTGGCCGTGCGGTCTGTGCGCCCCTGAAAGCTGTCCGTGATGCCGATGATTTGCCGTGCCTCTTCGTATACCTGCGACAGGTACACCATGTCCTGCTCCACGTTGCCCTGCAGGTCGTATACGTCGATGAGCGCTTTGGTGGCCGCGTTGCCCGGTCGGATGACCTTCATATCTTCCGCGTCCACGCGGATGCTGGCCTCGTCCGGCAGTGTGATGTAGCTGCCGGATTTCAGCAGCTTGTCGATGATCTTGCTCTCGATGCGGTTGGTGGTGTTCTGCTGGTCTGCGATCTTGTCGATGTCGCTGTCGCCCAAGAACCTGCCGTACACGCTCACATTCTTCTGCAGGATAACCGGGAAGATGTCCGGCTTGTAGAACGGCACCTTCGTCGGCTCTTCGATGATCTCCACCACCGGCAGCCCCAGCTCGTCCGTCTCCGTGTCGGATGCCACTTCTCTGCGCACCATGCCGCCGATGGTGCTGCCGTCGCTTCTGGTGACGGCCATGGGGATTTCCTCGAACTCTTCTTCGGTCTCCTCCCACTTGCTCCCGCCGCAGTATGGGCACTTCTTCCGCCCGCCCCGCAGCGGCAGCGGCCTCGTCTCCTTTGCAAGCGCATCCGCCGCCGCGTCAAAGTCCACCTCCGCCGCCGCGCTCATGCCGTTCGGCAGCAGGATGTCCGGCGCGTCCATCTCCGGCTCCGTCAGCAGCGGCTCCACCGCGCCGCACTTCACGCACCTGCGCAGCCGCCGCGCCTGATAGTCTTCAAGGTCTTCCAGCTGCGTGTCGTTCACCCAGCTGTAAAGGCCGATGCCGCCCTTGTCGTTGCGGTAGTAGGCGATGTACTGCGTTACAAGGTCGTTTGCCGTGGTGTCCCCGCCGGTTCCCTTGATGTCCGGCTCTTCCTCGCTCTCGTCCGATACGTCCACGTCGTAGCGCCTGCGGATGTATTCCTTCGTCTGCGGGATTTTGAGGATGATGTAGTCCATGTCCTCGATGCCGGTGTACACGCCGTCCTGCGGGATGATCTGCTTCGGGTGCAGCGTGGATACCGCCAGCTCCCCGATGGTGAAGTGCGTCCGCTGCGTGTTGTCCCACTCCACCAGAAACGCCCCGCCGCCCTGAATGGGCACCGTCCGCTCCATGATGTCGTTGAGCTGTTCAAACGGCATCCTGTCCAGCTCGTTGCGCAGCATATCCTCGATGAGCTTTGCTTTCATCTCGTCCTGCTTGCGTCTGGCCGTCACCTTCGGCTGGGGGATGTTGCTGTCCGTCTGTGCCTCGATGATCTCCGCGCAGATGTTGCGCACATGCACGGTCTTGGTCTTCCGCTCGCCCTGTACGATTGGCCGCATCTCGTTTGTCCCGGCGTACAGTGCTTCCCGCTCGTCCATGCGTCCGGTCTCGCTGTCGTAGGCCGCCTCGTTGGTCTTCAGCCTGTCCTGCCACAGCCGCAGCTTGCTCTTGTCCTGTTTCTTCATAGCGTCCTCCTGTTATCGCTGAGGATTGCCCCAGCGCTTGCGCAGCATCTCCCGTTCCGCCGGGGATGCGTTTTCATAGTCCTCCCACATGGATGCCGTCCACTTCCGCGTCAGTTCCTCCTTCTGCTCGATGCAGCTCTGCTGCGGTCTGATGTAGTGGGCGATGGCAAGGCTCATCACGCAGTCGTCGTGCGCACCCGCCTCCGCCTCCGGCTTCAGCGTCTCCGGGTTCCGTACAAAGGTCAGCATCTCCTGCAGCGTCGTCTCGTCGTTCACGATGGCGATGTCGTCGCGCACCGCGCGGATAAGCTCCGCAAGGATGACCGGCCTCGTCTTCGTGTTCGTGAGAAAGCCGAAGCTCTGCTTGATCTTGTGGGTGTAGTCGTCGATGCTCTCCCGGATGTACTGCTTCGGATACCGCAGCCGCTCCAGCTCCATCACCGGGTAGGTGGAGAAGTTCGTCTCAATGCCGATGAGCGCCGTGTTGTAGTGCATTCCAAGGCAGTAGACCTGCCGCGCAAATACGTCCTCGTCGAACTTGCCCCGCAGCACTGCCACCTGTTCGCCGGTGCGGTTGTCCAGCACCTGCGCCACAAAGCTGTCGCTGCCCTCTCCGGCGGTGTCTCCGCCGATGACGTAGGGTACGCCCTTCTCCGGCTCCCGGTAGATGCGGATGCAGCCGTCTTTCTCGTCCTCCCATCGGATGTCTGTCAGCCGCAGTCCGTCGTCTGCGTATGCGAAAAGGCCGGTGCGCACCGGCATCTTCAGCTCCTGCAGCCGCCTGCCGATGGCCTTGCCGTTGAATACCGTCCTGCCCGTCACGCCCCACATGCCGAGACAGTAGACCTGATAGTAGTACTCGTCCGTCTCCTGAAAGCTCTCCAGCGTCCGGATGGCCGCCGCGTCCAGAAAGCGGTTGTCCTTGTAGGTGCTCTCGTGCACCCGCGCCCGTGGGTCTTTCCGGTCGAAAAAACGCTTCTTCAGCCAGTGCTGGATGCTGATGGGGTTGAAGCTCAGGATGATCTGCTGGTATTCCCGCGTCCTGCCGCGCAGTCGGATGTCCAGCTGGTTGAAGTCGCCCTCTAAAAGCTCGCTGGCCTCTTCAATCCAGATGCCCGTGATGTTGTAGATGGACTTCAGCTTCTCCACATCGTCCAGTCCCGCAAAGATGATCTCGCTGCCGTTGCGGAACGAAATGGCAAGGTCTGACTTGTTCGGCTTGTATCCGCTGTCCGGATAGAACTCCGCCAGCTGTCCCAAAAGCTGCTTGAAGCAGCTCTCCCGCAGCGTCCTCGCCACCTTGCGGCATACAAGGAACCGGTGTCCCGGCTCGTTGACCGCCCGTTCCAGCACCTTCCGTCCGGCGAAGATGGACTTGCCGCTGCCGCCGCCGCCCTTCAGCACCAGATAGCGGTGTCGGTCGGCGAACAGAGGGAGGAAGGTTTCGTTGTTGGTCTCCCGCAGCCCCTCGTACCATGTCACGATGTCGTAGAGCTTGTCGATCTCGTCGCGGCTCATGGCCTTCAGCTCAGAGGCCGTCCACTTCGTCTTCATCGTCCTCGCTCTCCCCGTCGTCCGCCCGCAGCATCGCCAGCTTCTCGTGGTAGGTGGCGGCGTGCTTCATGCTCTCGCGGGTGTCCTTGCCCAGCTCGACCTCCTGCTTCTGCTTCCAGCCGTAGTTGTTCTGCAGGTTGAAGATGATGCCCTGCACGCCCTTCTCCCGCGTCAGCAGCTCCTGCTCCAGATACGCCTCGATGCGGGTGCGCGCCCCTTGGCACACGTCTGCCAGCTCCGGGTGCGTTTCCGCGTCCGCGTAGTTCTGCCATGTGCTCCGGTCAATGCCAAGATGCAGGCACAGCCCCGTGATGCTCGGCGGCACCACGAACTGCACAGTCTTGATCTCCTCGCCGTCGTCGTTGCGGATGATGCCGCCGGTGTCGTCTCTGGCCGGAACCGTGCGGGAGATGCTGCGGAAATACCGCTCGATTGCTTCCCGCAGTGATTTTTTCGTGTACTTTTTCGGCCTTCCTGCCGCCATCTGCGCCACCTCCTTCTTCCGGCGCTTACAATGTTCCCGCGCGTGCGTGCGCGCATCGTGCGCGCTTGTCGTGGGGAAAAATTCATTTGCCGCACAGCCTCCCCCTCGAATCAAACCGCCGTGCTCTTACCCGCCGGTCTCGCGCCGCAGCGCGTTCCAGCTCACGCTACTATGGTACGGCAAAAAGTGTGTCGCTGAGTTGCAACTTTGCCGGAAATAAAAAACACACGCAGGGCATTTCCTGCGTGTGTTCGTGCGTTCGTTTTCATAGCTGCGTAGGGAAGTTCTCGTAATACTTCCGCACCTTCCGGTACAGCGTGGTCTTGTCCATGTGGTGCCGCATGGCCAGTGCCGTGGCGCTGGCATCCGTGGTCACAAACTCAAACAGCGCCTGATAATACTCCCCGCCGTGCTCCAAGCACAGGTTGAGTATCTTCTGCTGTGCCGCCTCGTCCAGCTCCCGGTAGCGGCGGGAGGTGAAGTAGATATACCCCTGCCGGTTGTAGTCCGCCTTCACGCCGCGCTTATATCGAAACATCTGCTCCACCTCCCGTCTTCTCATACGCCCGCGAAGCTCTCCCGGATGGTGCCCCCCCGTGTTTCAAAGGCTACCACATGGAACCGCCCCAGCGGATGGATGTATATCACCGTTCCGTCGTAGGCGCGTCTGCGCGCCTTCTTTTTCCGGTTCCGGTCTCTGATCTCTTCCGTCTCGCCGAAGGTCTCCGGCACCCGCTGCACTCTGTCTCCGATCTTCACAGCGCTTTTCCTCCGTGGCGGTACGGGCGCGTGCGGTTATACTCGTGCTTCTGCGTCAGCACTGCCTCCACATCCACGCCTTCCTTGCCGCACCAGTCGAGGATACGGATGAGGCAGTCCACCATCTCCGTGGCAATGCCTTCCGGCTTGCAGCTGTGCTCCGGCTTGCCCTCCGCTTCGCACTGCGCTTCCTTGTCGCAGTGGCCGCAGCAGCCGTAGATCATAGGCTTTCCGCTGCGGTACTCCTCCAGCGCTTCAGAAAGTTCGCTGTGGCACAGCGCCACAATGTCTCCAAAGCTGCGCGGTTCGTCCCACCAGCCATGCGCCACGGCATTCTGGTGGATGTCTTTTGCCCACTCGTTCAGTGTCATATTCAGTTCCTCCCGGTTATGTATTGTCCAGCATCAGGTTTTCCCCGATGGAGCACGCTTCCTTTTTCGCGCAGGTGTTTCCGCCGAGCAGCCGCCCCACATTCGCCTGCGCATCTCGAAGTGGATGTAGGTTCCCCGGTTGATGTTGTTCTTGTAGCAGGTGGCCTCCACCAGCTGAAAGTCCGGGTAGCGGTCTTCAAACCACTGCCACTGTGTTCCGCATTCAATCGCTTCCTCTATGTCGGCAATGTCGTCCATGTTCAGCTGGCCGTCAAACTGTGCGCACTGCGGAATGGTCAGGTTCCGGCTCTGGTTCCAGCGCTTGAAGAAATGCTTGTCCTTGGCGATGTAGTGCGCAAGCCCGGTCACGCCGGATTCGTTGAACTGCAGCCGCTTGCTGTTGGCATAGCCCAGCCCCCACACCTTCTCGATGGTGTCGCGGTCTAATCCGCCGCTGAGAATAACGTGGTGATGCACTCTGCCGTTGGTCTTGCCGTATTCTGTGCAGCTGATGTACTTCAGCTCCAGCCCCAGCTTTGCATACCGGCGCTTCAGTCTGCGGATGTAATTGCTCAGGATGCGCTGCGCTTCCTCCTCCGTCTTCGGCTCCTCGCCGGGGCGGTAGGTCAGATGCAGAGCGATGTCATCCTCGGTGAAGTTGCTGTGCACTAAGCGGGTCAGCTTCTTCTCCGCATTCTTCTGGTTCAGCTTCTGCTGTATTTCGCTCGTGGGCTTGCACCGTGATCTCCGCTTCCCCGGCGCTTGGAATACCGCGTATATGTCTCCGTCCATGTAATCGCCGCAGACATATACGCTCTCCCGGTTGAAGGTCTTTCCTGTGTACATCCCCGCAGCTCCTCTCTGGTTGCTAAGTTAAGATTGGTTACAAGCCTCAATTCGCGCGTGCGCGCGCGAATTACAAATAGTATGTGGTCTGCCATCGTCAGTGCCGGTAGACCGTCCCCGGCAGACAGGACATGTTTACGTCCTGCCTGCCCGGTGCCTTTCCTTTTGCACCGGACTGACAGGACGCAGCGCGTCCTGTTTCGGCTATGTGGATAAGTAGTGCCCGTAGCACCACGCTGGCGGAGTGCTGCCTGCGACGCACGCTTCCTTGCCCTTCGGAAAAAGCTGCGTCACCCGCCCGTAGGCGCTCTGCGGTTTCATCATGGGAATGCCGTCCGCCCGCGCCGGTGCGCGTTCCTCCGGCCTTGCTCGGTATCCGCAGCGCAGCGCGTCGGTGTCTCGGCTCCATTCCTCCCGGAATGCGTGGGCACAGCTGCTGCAGCTCGGTTTCATGTCGTGCTCCTTCCCGCGCGCACGCGGCGCGCGGATGGTTTTGATCTCAGATTAAAGGCAGAAGCCGAAGGCCACGCCAGACGCACCGCTCGCGTCGGCGCAGTCGGCGGTGCCGCTGCTGTTGACACCGCAGAAACCCGTGGAGTTGCTGCCACGCGGAGAGCGGAGCCAGTACCACCATGTGCCGTTTCCCGGCACTTCCTTCACGCGGCTGCGTTCCGCAGCGAACAGTTCCATCTGCGTCTCGTCGGTGTCTGCCGGTGCCCAGCCCTCCGCGTTTTCCTTGCCGAACATCTCCGTAAACGACGGCAGCCACAGCTTGTCCTCGCTCTCCAGCGCCTCGCCGTCCATGGTCTGCACGATGCGGCGCGGAATGATGATCTCCTGCAGCTCGTCCGGCAGCATGTGGAAAATGGTCTCGTTCAGCCACAGGCGCATCTCGCTGTCCCGCCAGCCGCCTTTGTTGGTCATACGCTTGTTCATGCTGCGCGTGTCCTTCATGCAATCCTTCAGCACGAACTTCAGCCCGTTCTCCGTGGTGCCCGCCGCCTGCGCCGTCAGCGCCTCGCCGGTCTTCAGCGTGATGTCCAGCTCGTCGCCCACCTGCAGCAGCTCCTGCAGCTTTCCGTCGGCCTGCGCCTTCTTGATGGTGTTCCACTCGATCTCGCTTGTGATGGTCTTTCTGATATTCATGGGGCATCCTCCTTGATTATCTGTACCGTTCATCCCACGGCACGAAGTATTTTCCGCACGCCTTCTTCAGGCGCTCGTCCACCTTGCCCTGCGTAAACCATATCTGCTTGTCGGTCTTCGCATCCGCAAGGCACATTTCCGCATAGGTCATAAAGGTCTGGTCGTAGCAGTCGCTCAGCTTCTTCAGCCGCTCCTCGCCCCAGCCGAAGTCCTCGTGCATGGTGATGAGCATCATGTCCTTGCACTGCTGCAGCGTAAAGCGCCGGGTCTTCTCGTCCCGGATGGCCTGCTGCGCCGCCAGCTTCTGCAGGTATCCGCTCTGCTTTGCCATCGCTTATCCCTCCAGTGTTTCCTTCAGCGTCAGCAGCTTTTCGATGGTGTCCTCATAGGCCGCCTCCAGCCGCTCCACGCAGTCCGTCATGCCCTCGTTTCCGTATGGGCAGTTCCAGTGTTCCTCGCTGCTGCATACCCGCTTGCCGCAGGCATCCACCAGCTCCACGGTCTGCCGCGCATCCTTCAGCTCCTTCAGCAGCTCCTGCGCCTTTTGCAGTGCTTCCGGCTCCAGATTGCTGCGCTCATATTCCCGCAGCTTCTCGTAGCAGCGCCGCTGGTCGCAGCGTCCATCCTCGCAGAAGCTCCCGCCGGGGACGGAATCGCACTGCGCGATGTCGCAGAAGGAAAGGTCGGTGTCCACTGTCAGCCGTTTCATCTGCCGCACCCCGCCGGTCTGCTCTGCAGCTCTCCGCCGCAGGCCGCATAGCCTGCAAGGTCTACCCAGTTGTCGCTCTTGCCGTGTCCCGTGGCAATGCGTGCGATCTTCAGCAGCCCCAGCAGCGCCGCCACATCCTCCGGCACGATGCAGACCTCCGTCTGCGGGTTTCCGATGCACTTGGCCTTCAGATAGGTCTCCCAAAGTTCTCCGATCACGCGGAAGCTGTCCTCCGGCGTGCCGTAGTCTTCTTCTCTCTGCCCGCACACGCAGACCTCCGCCGCGTGCAGCACTTCGTTTCTTGTCATCATTCGTCCTCCCCGTGCAGCACCGCGATGTTTGCCAGCACGCTGGCATTCGTCCACTCCATGGCCAACAGGATCGCGCTGCGCTGGAACTCGCCCGCCAGTGCGCAGAATGCGTCGCCGTTGTGGTCTTTCACCGCGCTCCACATGTCCTTGTGCACTTCCTTGATGGCCTTCATCCGGCTCTCCACATTCTCGATGTTTTCCTTCAGCTGTGCCCATGCCTCCCGGTCACTGGCAAAGCCGCGTCCGCGCTCATCCATGATGCCGCTCAGCAGCTCCGCAGAGGTCGCCTGCATGTTGCCCATCAGCTTCTGCTGTGCGCTCAGGTTATCCATGCCGCACCTCCGCGATCTCCCAGTCCTCCGCCAGCATGTCCGTCTGGCTCGCCAGCCACGGCACGCAGCTGCGCGGCGCATCCGGGTCGTCGCTGCGAAGCCCTGTGGTGTCGATGTAGATGTATGGGCTGGTCATCTTGCTGTGCTCGTCCGGCACCTGCAGCTTGATGAAAATGCCCTTGCCGTTCCAGCCCCTGCGGCGCACCGGCCAGCCGCAGCGCAGTTTGTTCAGCGCCCAGCCGAAGTCCTGCGTCTCTGTGGCCGCCTCGCATTTCATGGTGCGCTCCTCGTCCGTCCTCTTCTGCAGGGCATAGCCCTCCAGTTCCCACAGCCGGTTCTCGATGTGCTGCAGGCACAGTCTCTTACCCAGCTCCGCGTCGTAGTTGGCCGGGTCTACGCACGCGCTGCTCTCCGTCAGGATGAAGCCGTTTTGCAGCCGCGCCGTCACCACCGTGCACTTGCCGAACTCCGTGCGCACCTGCACGTCCGCGCTGTTCAGCAGCAGGTCGATCTCCGCCTGTGTTACCTTGATGTCGCTCATGTTCCTGTCCTCCTTGTTATTTTCGCTCCGCCGGTATACAATGTCCCGGAAAGGAGTTGTTTTTTATGAACTTGACCTTTGGGGATTATGAATTTACGCTGATGCGCGAGGCCGTCGCGCAGTATCTGGATGAGCTTCAGGATGATGCGCTCCTCAATGGTGGGGATATTGCCCTCGCAGAAGCCACCGCCCGGAAGCTGAAGCACTACCGGAAAGCGCCTCCCGCGCTGTCCCTCGCAGACATTCTGGTGCTGATTGCCGCCCTCCGGGATATGCGTGCCGCAGTTACGGACTATCTCGACGGCGCGCCTTTGACCGACGGTGACCGGCCAGTCGCTTTAGAAACGCAGCGATGCTGCAACCGTCTGCTGCGCCAGCTTCGCAAGGCTCTGGCTGATAGGTCAGCCGAACAATGATCTCCTGCCCGCCGCCATGGCGGGCTTTTTCTTTTTCCATAGTCATTCTCCCTTCAGTGCCCGCGCCGCAGCTTGTCCCGGCAGCGCGGGCAGAGGTATCCGTCCTTCGGTATCGTCTGCCCCTTGGCGATGTTCCATCTCAGTCCGCAGCCCCGGCAGGTCTCATACCGCAGCCCCGGTATCTCCCGCACTTCTCGTTCCATCTGCTCACTCCTCATGCGGGCTTTGCAGGCTCCAGTCCCAAACTTGCCCGCCGTCCCACTCCGACCGGAAGTGATTGTGCTTCCCGTCGCCGGAGAAGAACAGGTACTCCTTCGGCAGCACTCTGCCGGTATCGGTCTCCCCATCCTTTTCATCCAGCCACCGTTCGATCACATCCAGCGCCAGCTCCTTCAGCTCCGGCAGCAGGGGATTGTCCTCTGCGTAGCCGTGGAACTGGTACGGCTTTGTCACCACGGCGATCACGCCCGCCGGTGTCGCGTCCCGTGCGTCGTCCGCCCGGTTCAGGATGCACCACGCCACCGCCGCCCGCTCCGTGGTGGAGCACACCATCGCCTCGCCGTAGATGGTCTTGGCAATGTGTTCCGCCGCCGCGCCCCATGCAGTCATGTCCCGCTCCGCTTCCTCCGGCTCCGTGACCGGCTCCCGCGTCACAAAGACCAGCGGTTCCATTTCCGGCAGGTTCGTATCCGTCTCCGCCTTGGTGTTCATCCGCAGCAGGTTGGCCGTCACCGCCGTCAGCATCAGCAGCGCGGCAGCCGCCGCCATGGCTCGCTTCACCATTCCATCCACCCCGCCAGCCATGCGAACAGCGCTCCTGCGCCCAGTGTCGCAGCCATCATCCAGAAGCCTGCGCCCAGCGCGATGCTGTCCTGCTCCACGCCTCCGCCGATGCCCAGCATCAGTAGGAAGCTCAGCCCCGCCAGCGCGCTCCACACGCTCTTCAGCGTCCGGCGCTTGCGCCTATGTACCGTGCGGTATCTCGTTTCCATGTGTTCTCCTCCGTCTAAAACGGCAGCTCGCCGTCGTCCTCCGTGATCTCGTCGTAGGCGTTCCCGCCCTGCTGGTAGATGTCCGCCACCTGCTCCAGCTTCTTCGTGTCGCCGAAGTACAGGTTGGTGGCGTTCAGCTCTGTCTCCTTGCGTGTCTGATCGTGCTTGTCCTTCCATGTGCGCGTCTGCAGGCGGCCAGTCGCCACCACCATCCGCCCTTTGCCGAAGAACTTGCATAGGAACTCCGCCGTGCCCCGCCACGCCACGCAGTCGATGAAGTCCGTGGCGCGCTTGCCGTCTTCTCCCGGCTTGCCGTCCCGCTCCACCGCCAGCGTGAAGCTGCACACCGGCGTGCCGGTGCTTGTCCGCCGCAGCTCCGGGTCGGCGGTCAGCCGCCCCATGATGGCCGTGTCATTCAGCATCCGTCTGCCCCCCACTTTTCCACGATATTCTCCGCCGCTTCCTTCGTCAGCCCGATGAAGTCCTCGTCCGTCGTGCCCATCAGGATGGCGTTGCCTACGATGACATCATTGAAGATGTAGGCCATGTCTGTGGCCAGCTGGTTCACCGGCAGCCCCAGCAGCTTGCCCTCCTCGTTGATAATGAGCGTCAGCCCCACGCCTCGCTCGTGGCTCCATTCGCCCGCCAGCGCCGTGGGCACCGTTTCAATGTTGCCTTCCACGATCTCCTGCAGCGTCTTCAGGTCTAAGCTGTCGCCGGGGTAGCAGTGCAGCAGCACCGTCTCCTCGTTTGGCCTGATGATGATCGCGTATCTCTCCATGTGCTGTTCCTCCTTCACCAGTTCACGCACAGTTCCTCGTCCAGAATCTGAAATGTTCCGGTCGGTTTCTCTTCTGCGGGCTGCAGGTCTTCCTCATCCAGATAGTTCCTGCCGAACTCCCGCATGAAGTCCTCCTTCGTCCAGCCCATCTGCTCCATGGCCAGCTTCTGGCCGTATCGGTGCAGCTCGTCCATGGTCTCCCGGCAGCTGTGCACCGCCTTCTCCCCGAAGATGTGGCAGCTTCCGTGGCACAGGTAAACCGTCAGGCCGTACTTCTCGCTCTTCTTGCGGTATGCGCCGCCGAAGATGTGGTGCTTGTCCAGCGGCTCCGCCGTCCCGTTCCTGCCGCACAGCCAGCAGCTTCGTCCTGTGTACATCTTTCTGCCTCCTTCAGGTTTCTGCGGTGCGGCGCTTGCAGCGCCCATCCACGCCGATGCCCTTGAACTTGCCCTTGTTTGCTCTCGCGCGTGCTGCGTCCAGCCGTGCCTTGTCGATGTCGTACTCAAATCTGCCGTTCGCATCCAGCTTGTCGGTCATGCCTCGGTTCAGCTCGCGGTATACGGAAGTCTCGTGCAGCCCCACCGCATCCGCGATGTCGCCCACCTTCCAGCCGTCTTTGTACAGCCTTGCGATCTCCACGCGCACCTCGTCATCCATGACCTTGTATTTCAATTCAGTGCTCAACCTTCTCACTCCTTCCGCCCGTCTGAGCATAAAAAAATATCGCAAGTCGAACCGTTCAGGTTCTTCTTGCGATATATTTTACAGGTTGCCAATTTTTTACTGTTTTCGTTTGATTATACCGCAGCGAGCATTCTCGTCCGATAAAATATGCAGGCGTCGGCGGCGGGATATCGCCGCCAACGCCTGCTTTCCGCTTGAAAAGCTCGCCAGACGCTTACAGGTCGTCGCGGTTGACCGGGCAGGACATGCAGCGCGGGCCGCCGCGGCCGCGGGAAAGCTCCGCGGACGGGATGGTGATGACGTCGATGCCCTTCTTGACGAGCAGCTCATTGGTGACGTAGTTGCGGTCATAGGTGATGACGCGGCCGGGCGCGATGCAGAGGGTATTCGAGCCGTCGTTCCACTGCTCGCGCTGCGCGGCCAGCAGATCGCCGCCGCCGCAGCGGATCAGGTCGACCGCAGGCAGCTTGAGCTCGAGGGCCAGAATATCCTTCAGCTCGTCCTTGAGGGCGGCAAACTTCAGCTCGCCATGTTCATCGAGCATCATCTCATAGACACTCAGCGGGCCCTCGATCTCCGGGTGGATGGTAAATTTATCGTAGTCGACCATCGTGAAGACGGTATCAAGGTGCATAAACGCGCGGGTCTCGGGGATATCGAAGGCAAGGACCTTCTTGAAGCCGGAGTTCTGCAGCAGGTTGCGGGCAAAGGTCTCCGCGCCGGAAACGGTGGTACGCTGGGACAGGCCGACGGCCACGATGTCCTTGGAGAGCACGAGCACGTCGCCGCCCTCGATGGAGTAGCTGTCGGAAAGGTCGTACCACTGCTTGTTCTCCTCCGTGGCAAAGTCACGGTTGTAGAGGTACATATACTTGAGCAGCAGGCTCTCGCGCTTGCGGGCGGGCGTGTGCATCCGGTGGATGTTGATGCCGTTGCCGACGCAGGCGCCGGGGTCGCGGGTGAAGTAGAGGTTGGGCATCGGGTCGGAGACAAAGGGATAGTCGTCCTCAACGAGGTCCATGAGAGAGGTGGCCTCCTTGGTGGCGACCTCGCTGCGCTTGATGCCGGCGATCAGCTCGGCGGCCATCTGCTTGGGCGGCATATTCAGAACATAGCTCGTCATGGACGCGCGCAGGCCCTTGGCATGGATCTTGCTGATGTTCAGGAAGTCGTTCACCAGCTGGATCTGGCGGGCGGGATCGGCGATGGCCTTGGCGACCTCGTCGACATAGTAGACGACCTCGACGCCGTTCTCACGCAGGACGCGGGCGAAGTTATCATGCTCCTCCTGCGCGATCTTGAGATAGGGCACGTCGTCGAACAGCAGGCGTTCGAGCGTGGCAGGCGTCAGCGCCTCCAGCTCCTTGCCGGGGCGATGCAGCAGGACCTTATTGAGCTTTCCGATCTCAGAAAAATTATGGATACCGGGGTACATATAGTTGCTCCTTTCCCGGGACGGCGGCGCAATGTGCAGCCCTCCCAACGGCCTGAACAGCAGCCGGAAATTCGTCGGTCCGCTTATTCAGATTCAACAATTTTCATCTTAACACTCGCACGTTTCTCATGGTTTTTCACTAAAACCAGTATACTCAGCCGCGCGAAAAATGGTAGTATCAGTGTTTTGCGTTTTTCATGTACCAGTCAGCCTCCGAGCGACTCCAGCAGCGCCGCGCGGAAGACCTCCATGCCGGCGAGCAGGCGCTCGTCCGACTCGTAGGAGTAGTTGATGCGGACATAGTTCCGCCCGCCGTTTTTGAACGGGTAAAACACATAGCCCGGAATGAGGATCAGGCCCATGTTGTAGGCCCGGTTGATGAACTGCTTGCTGTCCACCCCGTCGGGCAGACGACACCAGATGTACACGCCGCCGCGCGGTCGCTCATAGGAGACGCCGAGGGCTGCCATCTCGTCGAGCTTCTCGCACACGAGCCGCTGCTTGCGGCTGTAGCTGGCGCGGAACTCGTCAAGCGCCTTATAGTAAGTGCCGTCGTCGAGATAGCGGCCCAGCAGCTTCTGCGTCATCCAGTCCGACGCCATCAGACGCACGGAGACCAGATAGCTCAGGCTGCGGATGACATCGGCATTGGCCACGACGACCGCGATGCTCAGGCCCGTGACAAAGGTCAGCGAGAAGGAATAGATGTAAATGACGTTTTCCAGCGTG